GCACTTCAGTCACCTACGACCCTGTTAGTTCTGGGTTTGAGTCGGTCACCATTCACTACATGATTGATGGTGTTCGTCACCAGATGCGTGGCTGCCGTGGCAACGTGGCACTGACTGCCAATGTCGGCGAAATTCCAACTCTGGACTTTACCTTCACCGGCATCTACGTCGCTCCTGACGACAGCGCAATCCTGACGCCTACTTATGCGAATCAGGATGATCCGCTGGTGTTTAAGAACGACAACGTGACTGGCTTCCAGTTGCTGTCTTACGCAGGTGCTCTTCAGAGCTTCTCCTTCGACCTGGGTAACACCACTACCTACCGTGAACTGGTTGGTGGTTCCAAGGAAGTTCTGATTACTGATCGGGCAGCTTCTGGCTCAGTTTCGATTGAAGCAGTGACCATCGCAACGAAGGACTATTTCGCCGCCGCTGTTGATGACGACGCTGCTTTGGGCAACCTGCAGTTCACGCACGGAAGCACCGCTGGCAACATCGTTCAATTCACCTCCAGCAAGGTGGATATTGGCGACGTTGCCTACGGCGATTCTGACGGCATCGCAATGCTGGAGATTCCGTACACCTGTGTGCCAGACGCTGCGGCCAACGCCGAATTTGATCTGATCTACACCTAAGCTTTAGAAGAGCTGCATCAACAGGGAGCCTTTGCGGGCTCCCTTTTTTTGTGTATGCTGAGCCAGCTTATTTGATTTATCTGATGGCTTTTGTTCGTAAGAAGGTAAAAACCTTCAAGTGGCCTGTTGAAGTGCAGGAACCCAGCGACACCAAGCCCGGCAAGTTTGAGAAATCTGAGTTCACGGCAATCTTCAAGCGAGTGAAGATGTCTGAGCTGGAAGGCGTAACTGAATCAGAGGGTGCGTCCCTGTTGAAGAAAGTCCTTGTTGGCTGGGAAGGCATCAAAGACGAGGACGGTGATGAGATTGAGTTTTCCGAGGCCGAGCTTGATGATTTCGCTGATGACGTGGATTGGCTGAAAGCGGTGCTTGCTGCTTACACCAAGACCTACGGCGAGGCGCAAGCGGGAAACTAAGAGAAGCTGCGGTCTATTGGGCGTCTGGCGGCAAAATCATTGATGACAAAACTCAGGATGACGCTGCCGCCTTTGGCATAGAACTGCCAGCACCAAAGAAAAAAGAGTCAGAGGACTTCGAGGTCTGGGATGAGAACTGGGACATCGTCACGATGTTCCTGCGCATGCAGACACAATGGACCGTCAGCATGGTTGGCTATGTGGGTTTGCGATATGACGTACTGCTGGTTTCCGGGGGGCTTTTTGACCTTTATGATGTGGAGAACCGTCGTGAAGTGCTAGAGGGCCTCCAAATTATGGAATCCGCAGCACTCCGCGAATTCAGCAAGAAGGCAGATGGCTAAGACTGTTGGCGACCTTCTAATCAAGCTGGGTGTTGACGGCATTGAGGGCGTAAACGTTCTCAAAAGCTCCCTAACGGCTCTTGGCAAAGCAGCCGGTCCGACTGATAAAAACATACGCAAGATAAGGACTGAGATCCTTGAATTTGCGAATGCTGGGCAAAAAAGCACACAGGCAATTCGCGGAGTAATTGAATCTTTTAAAGGTTTACAGGCTCAGGCAAGCATTAACAGTGGTGTCTTCAAGCAGCTGGCTGCAGATATCGAAGGACTGGAAAATACTCTTGAGGGGATAAAGCCAGACGCCCAAAAGGCCGCTGAGGCCATGGAGAGGCTGCAGAAAATAGGATTCCCAAGCAAAGTTCCAGATGCTTTTGAGAAAAACATGAGGGAAAGGAGGAAGCAACTCCAGGGCCTCAAGGTTGACTCAGAAGAATATTTAACAACTCTTGTAGGTATTAGAAACTTTGAGTCTCAGCAAGCCGCTCGTGTGGCGCGTTCAGAAGTCTCTGCGGCAGCAAGGGTCGCAAGAACCGGAATGCCAAGCAGCATCGTCCAGGCAGAGCAGCCAGCCACTCTTGCAGCGTTGCGTTTGCGCATAGGAGAGGTTCAGAACGAGATTGAAAACTTAGATTTCACGACTCAAGACTATAGAGATGCCAATCAAGAACTTATTGCACTTCAAAAGTCTTTAAGTGAGGCGCTAAACGGCACCTCCTCATCGTTCGACAAGCTTGGGGAGGCCCAGACAAGAGCAGCTCGTCGCGCTGAGAAACTTGCTGGCATCCAAGCGGCACAGGCGGGCGCGGTAGGCACCAGAGATCCACGCACTGGCGCAATGATTGCAGGCGGTTCTGCAGTGGCTTCTTTAGTGCAGCAGCCTGTCCGTGAGATCAGCGGTCTTTATCAAAGTATCGGCGCTATCGGCATGGCTGGGATTAGCGCCGACATCGATCGGATGGGCAAGAGTGTCAAAGAAGTTACTCGTGACATCAAGGCAGCAACTGCTGCGTCAAATGGCAGCGCAAACAGCCTGCAAGCGCAGCGGAGCGCCTTGGTTCAGTTGCAGGCTGGCCTTGATCCTGTAAGCCAAGATTTCCGAGAACTTGCCAGGGAGATTGACAAGGTTGATCGCAAGCTTGGAAAGCTTGGCAAGAAGCGTTTCAGCATGAAAGGTGCTGCGCAAACTGTTGGTGCAGTTGCGTCTGCAGGCATTTTTGGTGGTGCCCCAGGCGCGGCTGGCGCTTTGCTGGGTGCTCCATTTGGGCCTGGTGGCGCAGTCATTGGTGGCGGCATTGGCACCAGCGCCGGTGTCGCTGCGCAGCAAATTAGTGGATTCACTAATTACGCAGCGTCAATTCGATTGGCTGAGAAAGCCATGGAAAGGATTCTGCAGAAAGAAGAAGATCAGGTCGAGTCAGCTCGCAGAGTTGCGCTCGCTAACGAGACTATTGAATACGCTGTTAGTCAGCTAAACGTTGAACGCGAAGATGCCACTATTGGCATGACTCGTTTAAGTGCTGCTGTCTTAGGTGCTGGCGGAAATATTGAGACAGCCGCCTTAGCATTTCTTGGTACGACTAAAGCCATCAAAGCGACTAAGGGGTCTGCAGAAGATGTGAGAGGTGGATTGACTGCTTTGGTGCAGATGTTCTCAAAGGGCAAAATTTCAGCTGAAGAACTCTCCGGTCAGTTGGGTGAGCGCTTCCCTGCTGCTGTCACTGCCTTCGCTGATGCCAACGAGATCAGCACGCAAGAATTGCAGCAGATGTTGAAAAATGGAGAAGTTGGTCTCGATCGCTTGGTTAAGTTCCTGGTGTTTGTCACCAAGAAATACAGCAAGGGCGCATTAGACATGGCCGCTAGCGCTGAAGAGTCTGGAGAACGTCAAAAGCGTGCCTTTGATGAAGTGCGCAGAGAGCTTGGTAATCAGTTGGTTGACATTGGAGCAAAGCTGCAAGAAGGAATTGCTGATTCTTTAGCGACTCTCACCCCAGTCATTGTGAATATAGCCAAAGCTGTTGCTGGAGCTATTGAAATTATCATCAAAGGAATTGTGGTTGTAATTCAAAACTTCCGCAATCTAATCGATGTTGTCACGGTGCTTGCGGGCGGGGCCGTGCTTGGCTCACTGCTGACGATGCTTGCGAAAGTTGGCACTGCAATGGGTGCAAAAGGCTTTGCATTCTCTGTCGCGTTGCTTGCAAGATTCATCCGAATCAAACTAATCACTGCAGTCAGTGGGTTGATATTGAAATTGAAAGCTCTGGCTCTAACGATGGCCAGAAATCCTATTACGCTGCTGGCTCTTGGCATTACAGCCCTAGGCGTATCAATGTTTAGAGCTAGCCAGAGGCACAAAAACTTCATTGATGACATCACCAGTGGCGTAATGTCTTTGGAGGATGCTGGCAAGCGGGTCGATAAGTATAAAAAACGCCTTGATGCCTTAAATGAAATTCAAGGAATTATTGAAAAAGATCCTACTGCTGCTGCTGGCCTAAGAGAAGCAGGTAAGACAGGGCGCAAGCTGCCTTTGACTGGCGCTGCAGGTGATGTGCAAAGGCTGGCGGAGAGCCTGCAGGATCCAGACTTGCCAGCCCTGTCAATTGGCACCAAAGAGGGGTTGCTTGAGGCTACGGCGCTCACATCATCTCAATTGTCCGGCGCTCGGGCTGCAATCGCTGGCATGGCTCCTAGTGAGCAAGGTCCAGACATTGAGGCTCTGATACGCCAAGCTTTTGCGCCATCTTTGAAGGGTGACGGTGACGGCACTGCAGGCGGCAAAGAAGATATTAGTGACGCAATGATGAAAGCACGCATCAATGGGATGCGTCAGGTCATCACTCTTGCAGATGTTGAGGCGAAACTTGCAAATGACCTTTTGCAGATTAGCCTTGACGACCTGAAGACAAATGAGCGAATCGTTCAAGAAGCCCAGGCGTATTTCAATGCCGAGCAATCTCGTCTACAAATTGAACAACAGCTGCAAACACTGCAGGAAAATATCGCAGCTCAGGTCGACAAGGCAAAGCTTGCAACAGGAGAGATCACCCAAGAACAATTCAACCAAAACGAACTAGAGCGTCGTCGGGTAGAACTGAAAAGAGAGCTGCTGCCATTACTCCTTGCAGAGAAGAAGACTGAAGAGGAGATTGCAGAAATTATTGAAGCTATTTTGAATGGAATGAAAGAGGGCCAAGACAAGAGCAAGTCTTTTGTTGACGGCTTGAAAGACCTTGTAAAAGAAGCCACCAATTTGAACGATACTTTGGCTCAGTACGGAGTACAGGCAGTAGATAAATTCGCAAACACATTTGCAGACTTCGTTGCCACAGGCAAAGCAAGTTTCCGTGAGTTTGCAAACTCAGTGCTGCAGGACTTGGCACGGATTTTTGCTCGGGCCGCTTTCTTCCAAGCACTTGAGGCAGTCTTCCCTGGGCTTGGCACAACAGCAAAGGTCACCAAGGGTGCCAAAGGCAACGTCATCGCCAAGAACAAGATCGTGCCTTATGCCATGGGCGGCATCGTTACCAAGCCCACGCTGTTCCCAATGGCGAATGGTGCTGGGCTGATGGGCGAGGCAGGCCCCGAAGCGATCATGCCGCTGCGCCGTGGATCTAACGGCAAGCTTGGCGTCGAGGCTTCAGGTGGAGCAATGGGCAACATTACTGTGAACGTCGATGCTGCTGGCTCTTCTGTTGAGGGTGATGCAAGTCAAGCCAACCAGTTGGGCAAAGCGATTGGTGTTGCAGTACAACAGGAACTGATCAAGCAGAAGCGTCCTGGAGGCTTACTCGCAAGCTAATGGCCACTTTCCCTTCTATTGATCCGTCTTACGGAGCGCAAAAGCGTAGTCAGCCCGTTGTCAGGACCGTTCAATTCGGTGACGGATATCAAACTAGATTGACATACGGCATTAATCAAAATCCAAAAGAATGGCAGCTTGAGTTTCGCAATCTCACAGAGACTGACGCTGACACTATTGAGACTTTCCTGGATGCAAGGGCTGCTGATAATGCAGCGTTTGAATGGTCGCCACCTGACGAGACTGACACTTACAAGTGGATTTGTACGTCTTGGACAAAAACTCTGCCGTACTCAAACCTGGCAACAATTCAAACTACATTCACTCAAGTCTTTGAACCGTAATGGCAATATCAGCTTGGGCAGCTAGCACTGCGTTTTCTGTCGGCAACATCCGCCGTTCCA